CTGCAAGATCGGGGTCGGAAGCATCCAAGGCCATTTGCCTTGTTAAGTTAATACTACCTTCTAACCAAGGATTAGCGATGCCTGCGGCATTAGCTGTTGATGTATTTGGCTTTGCGCCCATCCCAGCTTGAGTGCTTGGCTTGAAGTGATGCTCATAGTTAGAGCCAGGGTTTTTAAGCTTGGCAAGGTAGACATTGATGTCCTGTTCAATGCCGCCGTCTAAAACTTTGACGGTGCCATCTTCAGACTTCTTGAGACTGCCTTGGATCAATTGCAGCATCTGGTCTGAATTGATTGCGCCAGCCTGATTGATTGCTGAAAGTGCAGCGTTTTTCATTGCTTCCGTTTCGTTAGAAGCCCGAACGTTTTGCAGCTCTTGCTCTAACTCAGCAATCCGCTTGTCTTTTTCAATGCCCGATTTGTTGGCTTCTTCCCAAAGAGGTTGCCACTGGCCTTGCTCTTCAAGGTTTTGACGGCGCTGATCGTCTTGTTTTTTGTACACATCATCAAGCTTGCCTTTAATGCCTTGGAACTTTTCCTCGGCCTCAGCAGCACGCTTTTGAAGCGCTTGGATTTGCTGCTCATAGGCAGCAGTATCAACAATGTTGACGTTGCCTGAAGTCTCAGCCACGGGCTGTTCAGAGGACGCCACAGACGTCTCCTGGATGACTTGTTCTTCCATTACTAGGAATCAGTTTACTCTGATACTTTACTAGGCTTTGCTTTTTTGGTTGTCTTTTTAGGGTCAGGCATAGGGCACTCAGGCATCTTCTCCTCGGCCTTTTTTTCAGAGGCTGGATCCCAGGAGTCAACAAGTTCCCACTTATAGGAACCATCAGCTTGCAAAACTTTGTCGAGAGACTTAGCCATAAGTAAATGGTGGCAGCGTCTCTACTCTAGCTCTGAAGAAGAATCTGGCGAGTCGGCAGCGTTTGGCAGGATTTCGCCCTGTACCAACATGTCGCGGAACTCTTCGCGGTCGATAATCTTGTCCTCAAACAGCTGACCCATCGCTGCAATGTCTTGCCCGATCAGGCGTTGCAGGTCAAAGTCACGGTTGATCTTGACCTTTGGCGCTTCAATGTTCAAATAGCTAGCTGCAAGGTCATACGCCTTCTGCAGGCCAGACTCCAAGTCCATTGAAACCATTGCCAGCATTGAATTGGTGTCAATGCGGTCTAAGCGTCGAGCGTCTGCCGACTCAGCTACGAATTTTTGCTGGCTGAGCGTACTAATGCCCAAGCTAGCCATCTGTTGCTGAAGCTCGTTAATCTCCGCTGATTGCGCTTCAAAAGCGCTAGATGCCGGTTCCACGTAATAGACCTTGTTTCCCGGCTGTGTCGCCATCGCATAGTTGACACTGATCGCCATATCCTTAGTCTGGTCGTCCCATCCCTCCAGAACAAGCATTGGCTGGCTGGCAATGTGCAGGCTATGGATCAAGTCAGCTTGGCGTTGGTAATGAGCCAAGTTCAAGTGTGCGATGTCCAGCAGTGGTGGCCTGCTAGCCAACACATCGGTCTTGTTGGAATAGATCGTGACCAGCGGGATTTGATCTAACGAGAAATTACCCGAATCAACCAGCTCGTACTCTTCTGTAGCGTCGGACTGACTGAAGGAAGCGGGGTATGGGTTTGGCCCTTGCATCTCTTTTTTCTGCGCCTGCTGCCTAAATACCCGATAACGGCCTGGCTCAATGACACGGATCTGGTCATAGACTTTTTCTCCAAATTCACCGTCTGCAACGACAGCTTTTTCCCCAATACGAACTTGGGTCAAGTTGCCATAATTTGATTCGCGATCCAGCCGCCAGCCATACACATTGGTTGGATCAACCTCTATCCAGTAAGGACGGCGATTTTGAGCACGCTCTTCAGCCAAGCTACGGGCTGTAGACGGCGCAGGGAAATCAACAAGCGTATGGCAGTGGCCATAGGTCAAAGCACAGGCCAGAAGCCTGCGGGCAAACTCTTCAATGTCCGATCCACAGCCATCAACATCCTTATTGAAGACGTCTGTCCAATAAGCATCGCCTTCGACGCTGATCGGTTTACGCAGAATCAGACCAGTCGCTGCTCGGATCAGACGCTGTGTGTAAGGCGTAAATACAGAGCGGTTTACACGGGCTAAATACGCTGTGTAGTCCTCGCGTGGTTCGAGAGGCAGAAAAGTTTCGCTGTTGGAACGTAAATAATCAGTTCCTGAAGTGACAGCTTTCATAATCTCCCAGCCCTTCATCTGGTCGATTACGGCCCGTGTCCTGACGAACGGACTGTCAACACTTCCCATATAGGAAGAGCTGACAAGGTGCGTTCTAACAAGACCAGGGACGGAGTAAGTCATGACACTTCAGAGTTGAGTTACTAACAGCCCCATCGACGACGAGCGGCTTTACCCCGTTCACCAGTCCAATTACGACTTCGAGCGCAGAAAGAACGCTTACGGGCAGCTTCTTCCTTTGTCTTTGGCTTGCCTGTAACCGGTGGTTTTAGGTTGGAACCTGTCTCCCGGTTGTACTTAGCCCGACCTTTAGCGGTCAGGCCAGCACCTTTGCTAGCAGGCAGTTTTTCGCCACGTCCAACACTAAGGTTGGGGCCACGCTTACGCTTTTTGCGCTCTGCCATCGCCCTAAACCTTATTCAAGGTTGGAAGTGATGGTGCCGCTGGTAATAAAGTTGCAGGTAGCAACAACCAAATCGCCAACAGTGGATGCAATGTCCATGCTGGTAATAATTCCGGCAAAACTGACAGAATCAGTGCCTGAGGTTGTGCCAGTCGTAAACAACTCAAACGTGGCATCTGCAGGGTCTGCAGTGTTGACCACATCTTCGATAAGTGCAGCTTGACCAGTTGCATCTGGGTCGTACACCAGTTCAACGGTGCCGGAACCAGAAACCAGGCTGCCGACATACGCACGGAACGTGTCACCGTGATCGGTGCAATCCAGCGTGTCTTTGGTGATGTTCAGCGTCCAGCTGCGAGTGCCAACGATGGTGGCGTTAGTTCCGCCAGCCGCTTCAAACTGGACGGCACCTTGCTCTCCGCGAAGGATGGCCATAATTAGACATAGGAAGGGTCTATGGCCAACAGTCTAACCGTTCGCATTGCAAAGACCATCTCAAGACTTCTTTTTCTTGGTCTTACGCCGCTTATGCTGATAAGAAATTTTTTTTGAACCAGTCTTTTCTCTCTTAAATCGAGCTTTTTCAGCTGGTGTCATCTCTTTTGTTGTTTTAGGCGTCTTGTCTGACACCCGCTTTGATGGGCGACACGCTGGATAATCTCGTTTTTCGCCCTTGGAACGGCCACAAGGCTTCCCGGTCTTTATATCGACCCATTTCTCGTCAAACCATCTGCCAAGGCCACCGCGACCTTTACTTTTTGGTTTTGCGGGTTTTCGTGGTTTTTTGCGTTCCGCCACTGGTTACCTTGCGATAGGTGCCGCCGCGCTTTTTATACTCGCGCACCAACCACGCATTTGCATACGCACTTGGATAGACGTCGAATTTACGCTTGGCGGCGGCTTTGACGCGGGCGTAAAGAGCCTTATTGGTTGGTTCGTTTCTAACAGCCATGGCCGTGACGCATCTTCTTGGAGTCTTTCTTCATGCCTTTCTTTTTCTTGCCAGGCGGACGGCCCTTCTTTGTGCCGTAAGTTCCAGCTCCCTTAGGCATGACGCAAAATGCGACGACAACATCATTCTAAACCAGTTAGTACAGCCTGTAACTAGTAGTGCCAAGCGTTTCTGGCTTGGCCAAATTGAACTGCTGTAAACACAAATATCCAAACGCATCAAACGCATGGTCTACGCCCAAGTTTTTATTGGGCAAACCAGTGCCTGGCGCGTAAGTCAATGTCCGCAATGACTTGATCAACTGCTTGCAACGTGGATGGATCAATACCCTGCGCTCGCCAGTCGCATCTAGTAACCCCGTATTAACAGCTGTGATCTTGTCTCGGATCTTCCATGGCGATCGTGGAGATTGCACTGTAAAACCACTCTTCCTTAAAATCGCATGGTCAGTGACCCCAACACCACTTGTTTTTCGAGCGCTGCCCGTAGGGTCGGGACACGCAATTACCCTGCGCTCCACGCCATAACGACGGGTAACCTCCTCGGCAAAATCCCAAGTGGTAGCCCCGCCTGTAAGCATGATCTCGTCGAAGACGTACAGGTTGGTGCCGTCTTTGACCGCCACAATGCCGCTCATTGGGTCAACGTTAAAGTCCACCCCCAGCAACAACGGTTGAATCGATATATCCCTTGAATCCGTCGATATGTTCTCGTCCGAAAAGCTAATGGCGACTAGGCCGCTTAGGTTCTCGAAGCTAGCTTCAAATTCTTGGCGGAATGTGCGCTGGTCTAGTTGAGCACGGGCTGCTTCAACCTCAGTTGCGCTGACATTGCCCCCGTCAATCGTTGTAAAACTCCAGCGCTGCCACAATGCCGTTGGATCTTCTTCGACATA